GAGGAAGAAGAAAAGAAGGAAGCGAATCGTAAGGCGAAGGAAGAAGCGAATCGTAAGGCGAAGGAAGAAGCAAATAAAAAGGCAAAGGAAGAAGCGAATCGTAAGGCTAAGGAGGAGGCCAATCGCAAAAAGAAAAATGCGCAACGACAAAGTCTGAGTAAGTTGTTGAATAGCTCTAAGAACCTGACAAATCAAAACAAGATACCATTCTTGAATAGACTTGAAAAGGGTGAAGATTTGAACAAGATCAGGTCTGACGTCATCACAAAAATACGATCGCTCGCAAAGACTCGTCAAGAAAAGGAAGAAGCCAACCGGAAAGCAAAGGAAGAGGCAAATCGTATGGCAAAGGAAGAGGCAAATCGTAAGGCGAAGGAAGAGGCAAATCGTATGGCAAAGGAAGAGGCAAATCGTAAGGCCAAGGAGGAAGAAAAGAAGAAGGTGGATGATCACAGAAAGAAACTTTTCGCTAAAATATGGAAAGATGTCAAATCGGGACGGACGGTGAAACTCCCGGGCGAAACAAACGGATCAATGGGACAAAATCGAATGAAATGGAAAGAAAAGGCACTCGCGGCTAAAACCATCCCCGCTCTCGATGAAGTGGAAAAGATGCTCGATAAATTTGTCAGTGACGTGGCGAAGGCGATTTCGGCAAAAGAGAAGAGTGCCAAAAATGCGATAAAAAAGAACGTGGCGACGCGATTACAAGGTTTTAATAAGCTCGAGCGGTCTAACCGACAAAAATTCATGAACCGAATCAATAAGGGTAACGCCAAGAATGTGGTGATAGAAAACGCACGAAAACTCCACACCAACCGTGTGGCCAAGGAGAAAGCGAACCTTAAGGCTAAGGAGGAAGCGAACCGCAAGGCTAAGGAGGAAGCCGATCGCAAAAAGAAAAATGCGCAACAACAAAGTCTCACTAAATTATTAAATAGCTCTAAGAACCTGACAATTCAAGATAAGATGTCATTCTTTAAGAGATTTGAAAAGGGTGAAGATTTGAACAAGATCAGACCCGACGTCATCACAAAGATCCAATCGCTCGCGAAGACTCGCAAAGAAAAGGAAGAAGCAAATAAAAAGGCCAAGGAAGAAGCGAACCTTAAGGCTAAGGAGGAAGCGAATCGTAAGGCGAAGGAAGACGCGAACCGCAAAAAACGTTCCGTGCAACAACAAAGCCTGAGTAAATTATTGAACAGCTCTACGAACATGACAAATCGAAACAAGATACCATTCTTGAAGAGACTTGAAAAGGGTGAAAATTTGAACAAGATTAGACCCAACGTCATAACGAGGATCCAATCGCTCGCGAAGACTCGTCAAGAAGCCAAGGCTAAGGATGATGAGAATAAAAAGGCCAAGGAGGAGGCGAGACTCAAAGCGAAAAAGGAAGCCAATAATAATGCTAAGGAAGAAGCGAACCGCAAGGCAAAGATAGTTGCCGTTCAAAAAAGAGTGGCAACCACACTCCAATCCATGAAAGAACTCGAAAGGGAGAATAGAAAGAAATTTATGAATAGACTGAATACGACCAACGCGACTACCGCTAGTATGAACGCAACAAAGATATTGAACAATGCGGAAGTTCTCCGGAAACAACGAGCTAAAGAAGCGGCAAACAAGGCACTTCAACCCACTAGAGAAGCCCTTAAAAGCCGAATCGTGCGTAACATTCCGGGTAAAACTGGACAATGGCGCAGGGGTTGGGAAAAGGAAGTCGGTTTAGCCACAAATATGAAGAGACTCAAGGAATTGGATCGCCTTTTAACAGAAAAGAAGCAATTAGAAGGTGAAATCACGAAGGCAAATCTCTCTATGAAGGATAAACAGGGACACCTGGCATTGGTGTTGAGATATGTGAATGATATCAAAAAGCGGCGCGATATTGTTAAACAGCAAATTATAAACGCGAAGAAGGCTTCTAATGCGAAAAAGCTCGAAGCGAAGAAGAAATTTGTCAAGGGTATTCAAAACATGACAAATCTTGAACGCGTGAATAGACAACAATTTGTCACTAGATATAACAAGGGTGAAGATTCCACCAAGTTATTGAGTGAAGCCACGGCTCTCGTGACGAAGAAACGCGAAAATGCGAAAAGGGCCGAAGCTGAAAGATTAGAAAAGGAAAAGAAGGCAAAGGAAGCGGCCGCCGCAAAAGCAAAGAAGGAGAAAGAAGAAGCGGAAGCAAAATTGAAGAAAGAACGTTTCGATAAACTCAAACGCAATACGGCGAAGCAATTCCAAAGCATGAAGGGTTTAACTCGTGGCAACAGAAAGGAATTCATGACGCGTCTGGAAAGGGGAGAAGACCCCGCGCGCGTATTTGCCAATTCCAAAACGAGAGATGCTCAACGCATCAAAGAAGAAAAGGATAAGGCCGAAAAGGCAAGATTGGCACAAGAAAAGAAAAAAGCCGACGCAGAAAGACAAGCGGTGACGCGTGAAATTAACTCAGCGCTTCGTGCGGGTGATATTGGTTCAAAGAATGCGAACCGATTAAAGAGGGACGCATTAACAAATCCAGCCAAAGCTAGAACGGCTTTAGCTAACAAAAAGAAACAAGTCGCCAAAGTAAAATCTGACCAAAGACGCGCGTACTTGAGATCGGCAAAACCCACACAAAGAACAAGTGCGTCTGTACGAGCGACCTCAGGGGGGAAATCTAGGAAATCGGCAGGTCGTCGTCGGCGTTAGGTTTTGAAAAAAAAACCTAAAGTTATAATAAGATGCAGATATTCGTGAAGACCCTCACAGGTAAGACTATCACTTTGGAGGTGGAATCATCCGACACAATAGATAGTATAAAGTCCAAAATTCAAACGAAGGAGGGAATACCACCAGACCAGCAGCGTTTAATTTTTGCGGGAAAACAACTCGAAGATGGAAGAACTATAGCGGATTATAATATCCAAAAAGAAAGTACATTACACTTAGTTCTTCGTCTTCGTGGTGGTGCGTTGCGCACCTTTTCTGGTAGAAACAAAAACAGGTGGTCTCCGATATCCAAACAACGCGAAGAAGAGGCACTGAAAATTGCGCGTCAGGCGTACGACGCAGAGCCGGGGGTTGTCAGTACTTCGTGTTGTTTCGTTAAAATATGCGAATCCGGTACCATTAGAATGTATAATCACAGTCGTTATACCGTTCATATGGAATTAGAAGAAATACACGGATCTAAAATTTCTGGTGCCGGAATAGGCGGAGGTCCGGGAAATGTCGATATAACCATAAAAGAAGGAGATCGCGCGAAGAATGTTGAAATCACACTCCCTCCCGCTCAATATGATAATGTTTGTAAAATGTATATTCCGTCATATAAACCATCTAAAATTAGAACCCACGAATACACCATGAAAGCGCAAATGGACGGTCAGGAATTATGGACTAGAACATACAGTGTTAGCGATGACATCCATTTCAGAAATAGACACATGGATGAAATAAAAGCAAATTCTCGCGCAGAATCTAGAGAAAGTTGTCGGAAACTGAGACCAATAAAACGTATAGTACTTTTTGTGTTGATTGCCATGACAAAGTACAAAGAAAAACTGAATTTAAAGTTTTAGATCTAACATAATTAAATGGAATGTTGCGACGTTTGTTGCGACAAATTAAACAAAACAACTCACAAGAAGGTAAAATGTCCTTATTGTGATTTGATTTCATGTAAAAGCTGTTCTCAGAGGTATTTACTGACTCTGATAGATGATCCACATTGTATGAATTGTAAAAAACTATGGAATAGGGAATTTATAGATTCATTTTGTACTATCAAATTTAGAAATGTTGATCTAAAAAAACACAGAGAAAATACACTATTTGAACGTCAAAAACTACTTATGCCAGCCACACAGCCCGCAGTTGAGCGTATAATTACAATGCGAACACTGAGAACACAGATACACGACGTCAAGAAACAAATACTAAACATCCAAAGGGGCTTGGGTCTCAGTATTCATACACCCATTAATCCGGATGACGAGATAATGACGTTACCGGAAATGAAAATATTAGTTCCACAGTTACAAGATTTACAAACGAGACTCAGTTATTTACGAAATACGGGTATATCCCCCAATGACGGCGAAGACCCAAATAGAAAATTTGTCCGTAAATGTCCAAGTGGCGTTTGTAAGGGGTTTTTGGATGAAAATTGGTATTGTGGTATTTGTACGACGAATTTTTGTGATAAATGTAATGCTGAAATTAAAGATGGTCATGAATGCGACCCGGATGATGTAAAAACCATGAAATTCATAGCAAAGGACACCAAACCTTGTCCGGCGTGTGGAGAAATGATCCAAAAACTAAGTGGATGTTCTCAAATGTGGTGTCCCCAATGTAAAACGGCATATAATTGGACAACGGGAAATATAGAGATGGGACGGATTCACAATCCACACTTTTTAGAATTTAAAGTGAGTAACAACAGAGACAACCAAGATATACCGTGTGGTGGGTGTCCGAGTTTTCAAGAGATATGGGAACTTGAGGTGGAGAAAGACCTAGGATATTTTGCATCATTTGGTCACGACCACAATAACAATACATGGAATCAAAATATAGTTAGGTTTCATATACGGTTTCGTAATGATGTCTATAAGATGGCAGAATTAACACATCTAATAGGCTATTTCGAACGACGGGTTATGTGGCTAAATGCGGAAGAAATGGACGAGGACAGGGAGTTTTTTTATTCCCGAATCGCGTATATGTTAGATGAAATGTCCGAGGATATGTTCAAACGACAACTACAACAAACGGATAAGGCTATATGTAAGGATAGGGATACACGAAATATATTTCGAATGTTTATAGATACATCGAGTGATTTACTCCGTCAATATGTAGTAGATCCCACTAAAAAGACATACGTAGTCAAAACACTAGAAGAATTGAGATTATATACTAATGATGTTATCAAAAAAATTCATAGACGTTACAATCACGTGACACCACACTTCATACCAGAGTGGGGTACATCGGAACCCGTAATGAGAAGGGTTTAGGATATTCTGTTATATAATAATCTTGAATAATATTAGACATGATTGCGTGGGTTATACTCGTAATCGTTAATGTGTTAATATTAGTCAATACCAGGGAACCCAAAAATTTGAAAATTGTCAAGGACAAATATGAAACACTTCGACAGCATTTAATCAAAACGGACAACAAGAAGTTTAAAATGCTCACGAACAGAGTTCCAATAACAGGGATGACCAGTACATCTGGTGCGATAGGTTATAATGCGAGTAAAGGTTCGGATATCGGTATTTGTATAGATGGCGAACCGAATGAAATATTCCATGTACTGATTCATGAGTTGGCACATAGTACAGTTAAAGAGTATAGACACTCAGAACAGTTTTGGGAAAATTTCATAGAATTGCGGGGAATATGTGAGAAATTAGGAATATACAACAGAATCGAAGAAAAGACCGAATTCTGTGGAAAACACGTCCAGGATAAATAATCTCAGTATCTTATAACATGGCAACGCCTTTCAGTGTCACATTACAAGCTGTCCTTTTGTGGGCATTTGTAATCATGCTTACACAGCTTCCATCCCTCAAGCTTCCGGCCAGATTTGAAAACTTTAACGGGCGCGTGTGGTTGGTCGGCTTTATAATTCCTAATCTACTTCGTTATATAGTGGCGAGCGCGCCACGTCTTGCTGTCAATAAAAGTTTTGTCTTTATGGCATCTCTTATATCTGTTGGTCTGGTTTATTTAATCACTAAGATAGGTTGGCCGATAAAAAGAAAAGACGTCGAAAGCTATGGTAAGGACAAAAATAGCACAATGAAGACAATTGTGTTATTTTCGATGACTTTTATCACGAGTGCTCTGGTGATCCAAAAATTACTTGGTCTCAGATTATATACTGAAATGGGATGGGAATCGCCCGTCGGTAATGCGCAGGTCGTTAGCGTTAGTGTTTGATGACATACGTCTTAATCACATAGAAAACGATAGCCGCCACAAGACCTGTGGAAGCTAAACCAACAGCGCTTCTAGAACCATTCTCCGATAAAAACTTGGGAACAGAGCTCACAAGTTTTTCTTGGACCGGCTTACTGACAGCGACCGCGGCACAAACACCCGCGACGAGGGCAAACATTTGATCATCCGTCATGCCGAACGGATTCTTATTCGACGATTTCTTGGATTTTCTCTTTTCGGAGGACTCTTCGGTTTCCTGAGCAAACCCAACATCGGTCTGAGGAGCGGACATAGACGGCAAAACGCCTTGGCTGCGACCTTCCGGAGCCATGGCCGGGGGCGCCATAAAGTTCGGCCCCGCGCCAGCTTGGGGAGCCATGAGATCAGCAATCGGTGTCGAATCCATAGTAGTTTCTTGCTGTTGACTCACATTTTTTTCTATCAAATTTTCGTCTACAAACGACGTGGAAGGTTGTTCAAGTTTTGGTTTTGTATCCAAAGGAACCATGCCATCTCCGGCATCTCCCAAATTCATGGTTCTAATGTCCGTCATTTAAGATAACGTTACTTTTTTTTAAAAAATACATTACGCATTTCACTCTGGATAATTTATTTTTTCTTTTTTGTACCACTCGTGCCCACTTTATTGATTGTGATTCCCATCTTCTTTGTAGCTTTTCGTGCGTCATCCTCCTTCTCCTGTAAATAGCGTGGATTATACATCTTTTTACTAACCTGCCACAACTGGGGACTACCAACTCTAAACCCCGTTCTAACCCTGGCTTTATACCAAAACACACAATCCGTTATTTTATTAGATTTAACTGTGTTATCAAGTACAAGACATTCATAGTTTTCTGTACAAGCATCCATCACCTTACAAAACATATCAAACGAGGGAAAAATCCCAAAAAATGACTTATAGAGCTTTTCTCGGTTTTGTATGATGTTCTCGCGAAGAATAAAAACATAATCCACATTGGCGCGCAATGCCGGTGGCAAATCCATCACGTATTGCATCGTGAGCATGAAAAAAAGTTTCCAGTGCCTACCATTCATAAAACACTGTCTAATACAGGTATCCTTGAGAAATTTACTATCATACATACAATCATCTAAAAGCATGAACGCCCCGCAATTATCTTTTCCCGCACCAACTAACTTTCTCTGTCTGCTCATGACCCTTTCTATCGCCTCTCTGTCGTAATCTCCGTATATGAACAGGGGAGGGACAAAATTTTGATAAAAATGGTTACCTTCTTCTGTTCCCGATAAGACAATACCCGCTGGAATGTGCTTTTTGTAGAACATTATATCCTTGACCAGCGTAGATTTACCGGTGTTACGTTTTCCAATGAAAACACAAACTCGATCATCACTTATTGTAGCTGGATTGAATTTCCTTAACTGAAGGTTCATTCTGATATAAATGTGTCTTTTATTTTGGATAATTTTACTCACATAAAGTAAGATGGCTGGTCGTCTAAATTTAGCAGTCACTGGTATCCAGGACCGATGGCTTACCGAAGAACCCCAGTTCTCATATTTTCTTACGTCGTATAATCGTCATAGTAGATTCGCTCTGGAACAAATTGAATCTCCCTTCGATGGGACTTTGGATTTTGACAATATAATAGAATGTAGAATACCCCAAAATAAGGGAGATCTCATTCGTAACTTCACGTTGAAAGTTAATTTAACGGACCCAACCCCAGATGCGAGTGGGAACAGTCATCAATACGTCCCGTCGGTTTGTACCCGATTGATAGAATATGCCGACCTCTTGATTGGGGGACAAACTATAGAGCGTATTACTGGTGAATATATCTACATGCATCAACAATTAAACAATACAGATGATGACGTGGCACAATCCTTATATTTTCTAAATGGACATGGAAATCTATTGGGTTACACGACAGATTATACATATTTTATAGATCTACCGTTCTACTTTTATCGTCACCCAAGTTTAAGTATTCCTATATGTGCCCTCACGAAACAACAAGTAGAAGTCAGAATAAAACTCCGGCCGTTGAACAAAATTGTCCGGGATACACATACAGATTCGGTTCCCACAAATCCAGTGGCCAAAATTAAACGAATTTCACTGGATACAGAGTTTGTATTCGTTTC